AGCTGCTTGATTTCGCGGGCATCTCGCTCGGTGGGGGTGGCGACGGAGTCCGTGATACGGGCAGCCTCTTCCATCGCCCTTGCCTGCTCGTTCTGTGTTCCCTTTACAACAGCCGCAATCTCACGAGAGGCCTTCTCGGTTTTGCTTACCGCCTCATCAATGAATTTCTGGTAGTCGGAGCCCTCGCCCACCAGTCGAACAACCAGGCGTTCTAGCTCTTGCGTTCCTGGCATCGTAGCCTAGCCTCCTGGTGGCGTGCGGGTGGGTGTCCCCTTCGATCCCATACCTACCAAAGCGAACCAGGCCGCCTTGGAGCGCTCGGTTCGCTTTACCACGTTCGCTGCACCTTCTTCCCGAGACGCCCCCTTTTGCTCAAACGTGAGCAGAAAGTTTTTAAGGCGCAGGGCATTTGGCTGCTTAGAAACTGTTCGCTGAACCTCCATAGCGATCTGGGCGGCGTAAAAATCCTCTCGCTTAGGATGCGTATCTTCCATTTGGAAGAATTCTTGCCACTCTACAAACTCGGTAGAGGTAGTTTCCTGTTGGCAACGCTGGAGGCTCAATCCAAGGCGAGCGGCGAGCTGGAACCAAACGGCACGCTCGCCTTTTAGTCGTTTCCCTCCTCGCCCTCATCTTCCTGATCGAGATCGCTCAGTTCCTTGGCGGCCTTGAACAAAGCGGAACCCACGGCAGCGGGCCAGTTCTGGATTGTTTTCTCGCTCACCGGGTCTGTCTGCTCTTCCAGCGCCTCCGCAGTGTAGCTACCATCGGAGGGGGCCGCTGTCACGCCGTCTTTCATTTTTCGGAGTGACATAGCAACCAGGCTGCTCTGAAGCCCGTCGAAGTTCTTCACGGTGGGCCTTTCGGAGCCGCCCACTTGCTTCAGTCTCCCCGCAATGGCAGTGAGGTACCGGTCCCGCTGCATCCCGGTAAGCTCAACAAGCACATAGGCATCGCCGCCTATTTCGACGGGCTTCGTTTTGAGATCGAGATCGAACTTTAGCGTATCGCTCATCTGTGGTCTCCTTTTGTGTGAGGGGCCACCAGTTGGCCCCTGTCGCATTGTACCTGCGGGTAGCGTTACTACCCACAAAACCAGGCCCGCCGCAACAGGGGCAAACCTGGGCGGCCTGTCACCGCTTTACGCGCTAGGGGTATGTACCGGGGCGGTCTCAACGCCGCTACCATTCTGGTTACTGGGAATGATCTCAATCTCCGCCGTCGGCTGCTCGCCTTCCACGTGCTCACCGGGAGCGAACGTGTTCAACCAGCCCCAGAAGGCCAGGGTATCCCCGTCCGGGAACGTTACCGTGACAAGGGTGTTGACGTTCACCAGGGCGATGATTTCTGGGTAACATGCCGGGTCGTATGCCACGTTCATCGAAGCATTGGAAAGACTGACCAATGCCTTCGGGTTCCTCGTCCGCCATGTCGAGTTCGACATCGTGGATACGTCCACCTCGCCACCACCATCCACGCCAGGGGGTGTGACCGTCTTCTCGTAGAAGAGCACGGTAGGATCGGCAGTGAAACTGACTAGAGTTTGATGTCCATCTTGCAGAGCGGCCATGGCAACTCCTTCCTATTAGGTTATCCGGGTAAAGGCCAAAATTCCGTTTACAGTGAAACTTTCTCGCTGCGCCCCATCCCCCTCTCGCCCTAATGGAATGGGGTTTCCCATCTGGGTTACCGCTACCAGCTTATAGGAATCCTCATCTACCGCGAGGGTCTGCTGGCGGATGGTGTCTAAGTGTGTCACCACATCTCGCACCTTAGCGTGCGCCGTAGCGTAATCCGTAGCACGAACCCGAATCTGGAAACCAGGGTGCTGAAAAGTCTCCCCGGTCCCCATTACCCGCCCGTCTTTCACCCCCGCTGTGTCGTACACGCATATCGCATTAGCAGGGGCATCAGGGAGGTGGCTGGCATAGACGGGCCAGTCATTCCCAGGGTTCCGTGTCCGCATTACACCTAATCCAGCAGACACCAGGCTAACTCGAAGAACCTCGGCAGGGGTGTGGGGGTGGCTCATAGCGTTTCCCCTGTGATCGCTTCCACCACAATATCCCGCATACGCTTCCGTTTCTCTCGTAACGGCTGCTCCAGAAACTTGGCCTGCTTACCAGGTTTGTGCCTCGCCTCTAGGTTCTCGTGCACGTAAACGGCGTAATCCGTACCGTAGCTCACAATGACCGCCACATCCCGCCCGGTACCCTCCATCCGGGTATCTGCGGAAGGGCGTAAGTTATCAAGATCAATGGGGACGATCTTTTGGCTCTCCCGCTGGAGGAATAGCCCGGCCCGATAGAGGCCCTTGCGCAGACCTTTGCTAGTTCGCTTCTTGTGGGCCTCGAGCGCCCGTTTGATGTTCTTCGCACCCTGCACGCTCATAGGTAAGCCGTCCGTAAAAATTCCGTCGCCTTCAAAGTCGGCAACTTGTCCAACCGTTGTATCTTGTAAGCGCCTACGTTGTTACTAGGAACCGCTTCGTCGGTCAAGTCCCCCCGGTCCCCTAGCCACAACCAGCCGCCCACCTCCGCCTCATCACCACCGGGCAGGCGTGGCACATACACCACAGCGTTTGATTGCTGTGTAGTGCCCGTCGCATCCACAAACTCCTCTGCTTTATCCTCCCACCGCACCCGAGAGTTCACACCACTATCTAGGGTGAGCTCCACGAGTGAACCCGAGCCTGCCCGGCCAAAATCATCCTCTGTAGCCGGCGGCCAATAAATAGCATTCTGTTTCCTCATCCGGCTAATGATGCTCATGGCGGTCTCCCGAGACTCTCCTTACGTGCCTGGCTTCAGCACGGCGATAGTCAAGGTTACAACCGCGCTATAGGTCAACTGGACCTTCGCTGCGCTGTCATTGTAAGTTGACGACGGGAACGGGCCAATCATACGCTCCTCACTGGCAGTAATCACCACAGCCCGATCCGCCACGGCCAGGCCGTCTACGGTAGCAGGGGTCGCGATGGTCACCGTCTGGTCCGCTACGGCTGCGTTAATGATATGGATAAATTCGTCTCCGGTGTTTACGAACTCATCCCCCTCAGCAGCGCAGGATGCATAGGTCGCTTTCAAACCGGCACGAACAACTGTCTGGGCCGTTAGTGTGGCCATCAGTACTCCTCCTCAGTTAGTGAAGGCTGATCACTGGGATGAAGCCCGAGCCAACTCGCGCCGATTCGGGGCTTCCCCTTTTTCATGTCGTCATTCAGTTTGGCCAGGCCACCATTCGTATCCAGGCGCATAGCAGACTGGCCGTAGTGACTGGTATCGAACCCGAGGTCTACCCGGCTCTGGACGGTGGCCCCTACCGGCCCAGCCTTCTCGCTCACCGCCCTGGGATCCCGATTGGTGTAAAGGTGAGCGGCGAGCCACCGTTCGATAAATTCCAGGCGGGCGTCGCTGTAATCGGTAGTAGGCCCAGCGTCGCCCGTGCAGCACTCGGTCACAAGCTCATTCGCTACCAAGATGAACGGCGCCATCGCCGCATCATCCGGGATGATCTCGGCGTCAAGCTCGATGATTTCTGCAATCTCGTCCTTGGTCGTACGGGGCATCCAACTCTCCAGGAACCGAAGTATGCTCCGAGCGCATCAGTTACTAGGCGAGGTATTCTTCCAAGAAGGCCGCTACCTCCCGCTTCTTCAGAGGCTTTTCGTTCACGGCCTCGTCCGAATCCTCGTCGAACACGTACCACCCCTGGCGGGTCTTGGTCACCCGCAGGCCGGCTTCTCCCGCTACGGGAAACTCAGTAGTCATGTCCTGGTGGCCGGGGAGGATCTCGGCGGCACCGGCCTCCGCCGCCTTCTGCACATCGGTCTTCTCGGCTTCCGGGGTGCCCACGCTCTGCGTAGTGGCTTGGGCTACCGGGGCCGGTAGTGCTACCACCTGCTCGAACTTGTTGGGGAACTTTTCGATGAGCCTGGGGTCGTTGCTCTCAAACGTCTCGCCACTCTTCAACACAGTCCCGTCTAACAGACGATGCTGGCTTTTGAGAACTCTGTAAAGCATAGTTGGTCTCCTTGCTTACGTGTCGTTACTGGTAGGATCACCCCTGGCGGCAGCACAAGCCGCCAGGGGTGTTTGCTTGCCCGCCACCCGCTTACACGGAGCCGTGAACGATGCCCGTGGCGTCGTTGTAGTCGGCCCGCAGTTGCGGCACGATGATGGCCATCACCTTGAAGTTGAGCTGCATCCCGCCATGGCTCTCCCACTGGACGGTCGTGATGTCCATGCCAATCACCATCCGAATCACGTCACTCGTCTGCTGCACGAGGATCATGGTGGTGTCGGAAAGGTAGTCGGCTTGTTTCACAAAGCTGATGCCGTCAACTTTCGCGATGCGCTCTTGGAGGGTGTTGTCGCCCTTACCGGAGGCATAGTCCCCGCCCATGTAGATCGACCAGCCCGGCGAGTAGTACAACCCCCAGGGGCCATAGTACCCAGCAGCCTGGCTCGATTGGATCATGGTGAGGATCTCCGTGATCGTCGTCGCCTGGTTCGTCCCGTCCGGGGCCGTGAGAGCCTGCGTGAGACGATAGGTGTAGTTCGTGAGTCCGTACACCGTGCCACCACCGTAGGCATAGGTGGCTACCTCGCCCAGCGTGAGCTTCTCCACCTCTTCCGCCACTTTCCGACCAGCAAGTTCGGCGCTGGTGGTATCGAGTGGGCTTCCGCCATTGCGGGAAGCCATCACCTGGCGCGCACTGTACTGGAAGTCCTTGTGCACGATGGGCAGGGGCAGGTTAGTGATGTCGAACTG